AATTAAAGTTAGTACCAGTCTTCAATCTTGCAGATGAGCATATATTTAGATAATCTATATAAACGATATCTGGTACAAAATTCTTTTTAATTTTCAATTCATTAAACAGATATCGAAAGTTAGATGAGCTTGCAGATGCAGTAGGATATTCCTTTACGATCAACTTACCAACAGTCTTTTCTTTTGCGCGATTGATTTTACGTTCATAGACCTCTCTTGGCATTTCTGCCAACTCATCCATCGTTACGTTTAGAATGTTTGCATCGATACGTTCAGCAATCTTCTCTTCAGACATTTCAAGAGTGATATACAATACATTGATGCCACTCATCAGATTGGCCGATGCACAATGGCACATAAACATTGACTTACCCACACCAGTACCTGCAAGTACAATGTTTAATGTCTTAGGCGACAATCCACCTTTGGTGATCTTATTAAAGTACTCGAGATCAAACGGAATCTTGGATTCCTTACGATGATACATCGCATACCGATCTTCCCAATCATCAAGTAAGTTATGACCAATATGCGTATCAAAAGAGACTGCCAGAGCATCAGACAAGAGCTGAGGGATAGATCCCTTTGAGATTTCAGCCTTCTCATCAGACATCAATTTGATAGACTTAGAGATTGCATTGAATAGAGCTTGGTCTTGACAGAACTTCTCTGTCTGATCAAGCAGCCAAGTTATTTTGGTATTTGGATCAGAACTCAAGTTCTCGATAGTATTAGTACTGTCTTTGAACTGTTGTTCGTTTAAATCTTTACGATTACTTAAATCGATGACTAACGCCTCCTTTGAGGGGAAAGCGTTGTATTTGTTTAAGTATTCATGGATTAGGTTGAAGATTACTCGATCATTTATATCCTTAAAGTATTCATCTTTGATAAAAGGGATAGCTCTGCGACCATACTCTTCATTAAAGAGCAGACTCGATAGTATCGTCTTTTCGATCGTCATTCATTTCTCCTATTTGGTAAGTACCATAACTATATTCTTTCTTTGCACACTCATCTAAGAGTTGTATCATCTCATTAGTAAAATATTTTTCTGGATTATTATTGATTTCTTTACCAAACACTCTGGTGCCGTCCGGTAATTCATAACGAGTAGTAACCTTTTTAATAATGCCATACTTTTCAGCTAGTTCAAGTAAACCATAATACTTATCTAGACCTTTATCATAAGATAGACGTACTTCTACTTGACTATTCTCTTTCGATAACCGCGATTTATACATCTTAACTTTAATGATGTTACCAACAATATCAGTGCCTTCTCTGTCTTTCTTTTTGGAAAGCATGGCAATAGTCGAGGCAGCATAGGTAAGACCTGAACCACCTGAGATTATATTAGTAGGCACATATGCACCGACTGCGGCATAGACATGGTTGGTCAAAATCAGAGGTACCTTAACTTTAGCAAGCTTAAGAGTAAGTACTCTGAACGCTGCCTTGATGACTTGAGCCTTCGTCATATCTCGTGTTTCTTTACCTTCAGCTGTATCTTCCATTTCCTTTGTAGAAGACAATAGGCCTAATGAATCGAGTACTAACATGAAAGGAGGGCGGTTATCTCCAGATTTTTCATAATAATCAAGAGTCTTCAAAGCATGAGTTCTAAACTTCTGAATAGTGTCCATCTCGGCTACAATTACTCGTTTGGTATCGATGCCGCGTTGTTCCATCATCGACTTAGTGACGGCTGCTTCGGTGTCATAATACATGACACCGGCTTCAAGATTGGCATCTAAGAACGCTTTCATTATGCCGAGTACGAAAAAAGTCTTTCCTGTAGCAGATTCACCGGCAAAAGCAGTAATCTTATTGTTTGGCACACCACCAAAAACACTGCCGCTAAGAACCGCGTTGAGAATATATGAACCAGTGTCGATGCATCCACTATATTCTGCAGAACTTTGACCATCAGCAGCGATTCGAGTATCTTCATCTTTGAGTGTTTCCACTAAATTTTTAAAAAATGACATATGTTTCCTTTCAGTTTCGCTTATATTGATTATACATTATGGGTTTAATTAAATATACCTTAAGAGAAGAAATCTTCTAAACTTATTGAAGTATTTTCTTCTGCTGTCCAACCGATTTTTTCGATGATGCCGTTCAATGGTTCAATGAAGGCTTTTTCGAATTGGGTGTGATAGTCGATATGACGATGAAGCTGAAACTCTTTAGGTAATTCACCTGGACATGATATGACTGACATACCATATTTATTAGGCGTGAGGTAACAGAATTTAATTTTTTCACCGTCCATGATATATTGAAGCTTCTTTGCCATATCTTTTGCTCGAATAATATGGTTATAACATAGAGCTCCTCTTACCTGAATAGGAGTACCTTTTGCATAGACGTCGTGCTTACGAGAATACTTATGCATACCATTACAACCACGAGGAAAGGCAACTTGTTCGAATGAAAGGGTGAAGAATTCTTCCTTAAATTTCTTCACGAACTCGATGAGTGCGTTATTGTCTTGAGTCATGATAATCTTAAGAGCTTTTTTAATAGACTCTCGACATGACAGAGGAGTAGAAGACTTAACAGCTTCAATGCCCATGATCTTGAGTTTAGGTTCAGCATAGCGTACTCCTTCGGAGTCGTGTACGTTTAAGATGTATCGTTTCTTTGCAGTCCAGATACCTTTATCGGCGATGGACTCTCGCTTCATCTTCATCTTTTGGTCATAGGCATTCGTATAAATTGCAAGCTTAGCATAAGATGCATCAATGAATGGCTCAAGTTTTTCACTGCATACTTTGTTAAGGTATTCTACAATCTTTGCAGTATCCTTCTCACTAGGAACTCCGTGATCCACCAATCCACTTAGATTGATATAGATCGAAACTGTATCTGATGCAATGATATAGTCTTTGTCAGTTTTAAGGAGGTTGTTGAGATACTGATTCATCTCATTCTCAATCCATCGAATTGACACTTGACCTGCAAGAGTGATACATTCTGCCAAGGCAATCTGATAGTATCGAGAAAACTTATTGCCTAATGCACCATAAGCTGAGTTCAACATGATCTTGAAAGCCATCTGAAGATTATTATATCGAGCGATCTGCTTTTCAAGTTCAAATGTCTTGGTTATCTGATACTCTTTCTGAGCCTCGATCATCTTCTTCTTATAGATCGTACGCTTGTTGTAATACATCTCCATCAGTTCTGGCAAGAAACCTTGCTTATCACGACGAAAGATACAACGATTAGGAGTCTTGATAAGATCTGTATCCCATTCATCTGCTTCACCAGCAAGGAATCGATCTACATCTTTTTGACCAGAGATCTGACCATAATATGTTTCGGGCGAGATGTTGTATTGCATGATAAGGTGAGGATATAGACTATTCAAGTCGAATGAACATACCCAATCATGAATACCAACCTGAGGTACCTTTACATATGCACCTGTAAATGATGCCTCAAAATCATCAACATTTTGAATACCACCTTCAGATAGGTTTTGTAAAGAACCGATCATAGCATAAGGAATATCTGGAATGCTTTCCTTTGGAGTTACTACGATATTACGTTCAAGCAAGAAGTTATGGCTAATGATGTCCCATAGTTTTACTACGCCAAAGGTATCAGCATAGTTAACCTTCGCTGCATATGCCATAGCGAATACAAGCTCGATTAGCTTAAGCTTATCTTCAAGTCTTTCAATTAGATCTACGTCTTTGATATTATAATCGATGAATAGTTGAAAGTTATTTCTATATAATTCGTGCAGATTACCATATGCAGAGTAGTCTAACTTCTTTTCTCCGAGCTCGACCATAGCGATATGATCTAACTTATACGATTCCTGATTAGAATAGGTAAACTTCTTATAGAGCTGAATATAATCAAGCGTGGTGATACCCATAATATCATAAACATTTAAATGACCATTGGCTTTACCACGGCTAACATGCTTTTCGTTGACAATGCCCCATGGAGACAGACGTTTCATGCTGTCTTCACCAAGGACTTTGGTTAATCGATTGACTAGATATGGGATATCGAATAATTCAATGTTCCAACCGGTGATCACGTCAGGATCCATGATTCGCCATGCGCGAAGGAACTGCTCAAGAAGATTGGCTTCGTCTTTACACTTGATATATTTTACGTTCTCGTCAGAGCTCTTATACTCACCACAACCAAAGACTATCATCTGTCCTTTGAACTTGATACCAATAGCTGTGACTTCTTTGTCTGCTAGTTCAGGTCTTGGGAATCCATCATCTGATGCTACTTCGATATCGAAGTAAAGGATCTTGATCTTGTCAACATCATACTCGACTTCATTACGAAAGTTATCAAATAACCAAAGATAGTTGAAAGAACGAGGACTTTGACCATGGACAGTAAAGTTATCTACATCCTTATACTTTTCTGCAAACTCTTTCGCTTCATAGATGGAATCAAAATCAAACTTTTCGACTGTGACGTCTTGGAGAGTCTTATAGACTGATGTGCTATCCGCTTTCTTGGATTCGACAAAGAGATATGGCTTGTATCGAATCTTACGCTGCACAGCTTTGCCATTCTCATACCCGCGATAAAGGATATTGTCTCCGCGTTGGATAACTGAGGTATAGAATTTCATAATATTATCCTTATAAATACATTCGGGGTACATATTAATTGTACCACAATAAAACAAATAAAAACACTATTTAAGGGGTCTCGCATGAGTTTAAAAGATTTTCAAAGTAAGATTGGTGTAACGGCTGATGGTGCATGGGGTCCGGGGACGCTTAAGGCTGCTGTAGAATTCTTGAAGATGCCTAAAGTGCGTGCTGCTCATTTCTTTGCTCAAACTTCTCATGAAAGTGGTGGCTT